CTCTGCTCCATCTGCTCCATCAGCACCGTCAGCACCTGCAGGGCCTGTAGCCCCAGTGTCTCCAACTGGAATTGTAAAGTCAAAGATTGCTGCTGAGCTTGTACCGGAGTTTGCTACAGAAGCGCTAGTTCCTTCTGCCCCAGTTGTCGTGGTTCCGACAGCAATTGTTGCAGCAGCTCCGTCTGCTCCATCCACACCATCTACACCATCTGCACCAGCAGGCCCAGTTGCTCCCGTGGGGCCAGTAGGGCCGGTGGGGCCTACAAGATAGTAAGTGCCATTTGCGCTCGGCACAGGAGAGACTGTTGTTAGGTCTACAGTTGTGCTTGCAGGAAGCTCGATGCTGTAGGAGGCAACGCTGACTGGTACATCGTCTTGGTCAGTGAGCCTGAACTCTACAAGCCAAGTCCAGTCAGTTGGGTTTAGGTCTGTGTCATCAGTAGCAACTAGGTTTACACCCTGAGTGCCGTCTGGGCCTAGAAGGTAACCATTTGCATCAAGAGTGCACTCTACAGATGCTGGGAGAATAGTTACTGGGTTTGGGCTAGCGCCTGCATCAAGAAGTTTTACTGGGCTTGGACGAAAGTAAATGCTTCCCTTGGCAGGAACGCCATCGGGGAAAACATCAGGGTCTACACCATCGCCGTACGCCAAAAGGAACTGTCCTACGACAGTGCCATAATCTACGTTAGTTGGGAGGGCCATCTTACCTCTATTCTACCAGTTAGGCGCTTCCGCCATCTATTTCATCTGGGAGACTTAGTAGCCCGTAATCCAAGTCATTCCATGCAGTTAGGCCGTCGCCAACCTTAACTAAACGAGTATCTGTTTCAATGCCAACCTCGCCTTGTGCGAGAGTTGGATTTTCTGTCGCCCAATTGCTGGCGGTGTCATTCCGAAGCTGAATCTGAACTGCCATTAAAAACTACCTGCGCTTCCGCCTAATAGTGGACTTATCCCACCATATATGCTATCTGCTTTTCCGCCGTCTACGTTTCCGTAAGGTTGACCATCCGCCCCGTCTGCGCCCTCTAGACTTGTAAGCCATTCTGCCTCCGTGCCTGTAAAGCCGTTCGCTTGAGCTACCTGATAGGCAGATAGCCCAGTTAGACCTTGGTCTCCCTGAGGCCCAGTTGCACCCGTTGCACCCGTTGGGCCTGCTGGGCCGATTGGGCCTTGAGGCCCTGTCGCACCAGTTTCACCCTGAGCCCCTTGTGGGCCTGTCGCACCAGTTTCACCTTGAGGCCCTTGAAGCCCCTGCTCACCCTGAATACCCTGAGGCCCTTGCGGCCCTGTGTCGCCCTGTGGGCCTTGAGGCCCAGTCTCACCTTGGATACCTTGGATACCCTGTGGGCCAGTCTCACCCTGAATACCCTGCTCGCCCTGTGGCCCCTGAGGGCCTTCAGCACCTTGAGGCCCTTCTGGGCCTTGAGGGCCTTCTGGGCCTGTTTCACCCTGAATGCCTTGCGGGCCTTCTGGGCCTTGTGGGCCAGCATCTCCAGTATCGCCTTTAGGGCCTTGTGGCCCCTGAGGCCCCGGAGCACCTACTCCACCAGCCCTGTCGGCTGCTCTGGGCTTCTTTCCCTTTACGGTTCTGTCGAGCTTATTAATCTCATCTTCAACCGTCTCTGCCCACTCCTGCGACTGCGCAGGTAAGTTGGAAGAGGGAAAGTAAACCATTGTTTTATTATACCGTAGCATAAGAAAAACCGCCCCCGGAGTTCGACCTCGACAGGGGCGGTTTTAACACACACAACACAGGTAACGCAAGGAGCGACGCTACCGAGATAATTGTAGCATACTAAGCAGCGATTTTATTGAGCCTATCGAACCTAAATCCACTCCAAGTCTCTTCGCCAAACTGCACAACAGGCGCTTGGGTGAATCCAAGGTCACGAATCTTCTGCATTGCCTCTTCGTCTTTACTAATGTCAATCTCTGTATACTCAATCAAGTTTCTCTTCAAAAACTTCTTTGTGCTATCGCATTGAACACAGGCTGGGAGAGTATACACAGTAACCATTATTTTCCTATCTAGTAAAGTCGAAAAAACCCCGTAAATACGGGGCTTCCGGGATGAGTCGGAGTTCAATTGTAGCATAAGAAAAACCCCCCACCGTGCACCGTCCGGAGCACCATGAGGGGCTTTTCTATTTAGCTAGATTTAGGAACCAGCTCCAGTTGAAGCCATTGTTCCTGCTGGAACGATGAAGCCACCAGTTGCAATGTGGCGAATTCTCATCTCCCAGTCGTCGTTGTCGAATGAACCCTCACGAGCAGGAACCTCGCCACCACCGAGGTAAAGACCTCCGTTGGACTTGATGCGAAGCTCTGGGGTCTCGTAACCACGTAGGAATCCAAGAGCAACGGCTGGGTTCAGCTGTTGTCCGGGAACTGGAATCAGGAACCAGTAAGCGCCAGCACCAGAGTTAATCTTGGTTAGCCAGTCGTTTACAACGATGGTTACCTGAGAACCAATTGGGTTTCCAGAGATGGTGGTGGTAGCAACGGAACCAGCTGTGGTCTCGGTGCGAACCTCCTGCACGGCAAGAATCTTACGTGCCTGCATCTCTAGTCCACGAGGAACTACAAGAGCGAACTGAGTTACAGGAGTAATCTGACGGCCATTGTAGGTCTGCAGGTTAGCAGCCTCAATAGCGTCCTCTAGCGAGTCAAGGGTTAGAGTTGGGTTTCCAGAAAGCAAGTTCTGGTTTCCGGACTTGAAGTTAGCGGTGTTTAGTCCACCGGTAGCAACAAGCTGCTTGGTAACTTCTTCGTCTTCCTTACCGGCAGCCTTAAGGGCTAGCTCGATTGGGAGACGCTCTAGCAGACCAATCTGCCCATCGTTAACGATAGACTCCCAGCTGAAGCGGATGCGCTGACCAGCCTTCTTGACCTGCATGGTCTGCTCGGTAACCGAGAACCATCCAGCGGTTGGGTACTCGTCGTACTCGCCAACGGTAGGTAGTGAACCCTCACGGAAGGTGTCACCCTGATTGTCTTCTCCAGAGTCGTCGTACTTTAGCGCCTGAAAGGTTACTGGGCGGAAGTCGTCAACTACAAGCTGAGTTGAGAACTGGTCCCAGACCTTTGGAGTTGCCTCGTACTCCTCAAGAAGAATCTTGTTTAGAGTAGGGACGAGAAGCTCTGGCAGGTCGCTTGTGGCGATACCTTCCTGAAGCTTAATTTTGTCCATTCTGTCGCCGCGTAGAGCACCCTCAAGGAGCTTTGCAGCCTCTAGGTGGCGAGGGGTAATGTTCTTAGTCATTTGTTATTCCTTTTCTGACTAGACAGTCTGCATCAAGCGGACGTGGACTTTGGTTGTACCGAGCTTGGTAACGTGACCGATTACCTTGTCGGTGTTGGTGTCGTTAACTTCTGCAATGATTCCAGAAGTTCCGTCATCATTTCCGTAAGCAATGTCGCCAACTGCAAGAGTTGCGCCGGCTGCCTTCGTAAATGCGAATACGCCGTCTAGCTTTAGAGTGGCGTAGGTGTTGCCGTCCTCACCGGTTACGGCATTATTCTGAGCAACGCCAACAATGCGGCCTACCTGTACCAAGGCACCAGAAGTAACGGTGCTGTGAACAGGAAGGACAAGCTCGCTGCCCTTTGTGTAAATCTCGTTAGTAGACATTTACTCTTCCTTACTTTCTTTTGATGCGTGACACTACTGCGTCAAACTCATCGGTGGTTGATGAGGCGCTAGCCTCGTGGACAACACCACTTACGTCTGCAGGAGCGGCTGCCTCTGCAACAAAGCCTTCACGGATTGAGTCAGCGTAAGCCTTCTCATCTGCAATTAGCTCGTCTACGGTCTTAGTGTTAGTTTCAGACTTCATTGCCTCAGCTACACGCTGAAGTGCAACTTTGGGAAGTCCGGACTCGTTGAACTTCTCTGCAACATCTACTGGGTCAATGGCGTGGGCTTCTTCCTCCACGGCCTCTTCCTCAGCAGGAATTGCAGCCTCTACTAGAACCGATACCGACTCGCGCAGAGGGGCTAGAGCGTCAACGAGGGTCTCTTTAAGGTCGTCAAATGCGGCCTCAAGCTCTTCCTTCGTAATTGACATTTCTTTTCCTTCCGTTTCGGATTCCGCCACCATTTCGGTAACGTCACCATTTTGTCTGTAGCTTTCAAGCAGTGCGACAAACTTGCCACCTGCTCCAGCGACAGTTACCACGTCAACGCTCGTTAGTGGGTCTTCCACTAGCGACTCGATGATTGGCCCTTCTCTACCCTCAGCTTCACCCATGTACGAGTTGCCAAGAGCGTGGATTGATAGACCCACATCCTCTGCCATCTCGCGAATAATCGGGGCGTAGTGTGAGTAAAATTCTACGTCTGCATAAAGGCTGTTCTCTTTGAAGTAAGCATCAGTCATAAGCTTGCCAGCCAGCTGATGCACGTCCCTCTCTGGTCTGTCATTAGACTCAGATATCGAGGGGTGGTTCATGAAAACCTTGGTTCCAGCCCTAAAAACCTTAGGGCCATCTTTCTTAAGCAGCTCTGTGCCATAGTAACCAGATGAACCCCATCCAGACTCTATGACCTTAATGCGCCACTTGCTTTTTGATTCCTTGGCATCAAAGCCAAGCGACTCGGATAGCTTTATAGCCATACTACTCCATAACGAAATTGCCTATTAGAAATGATACCACACAGTGCAATTACGGCGTTGGAGCATTGTCCTCATCACGCAGGTCATTTGAGTTGTCCTGCATCGAACCTACCGCTCCAGAGTTGCCCTGTGATGGAACTGCAGAGCCTCCCGGCTCGTATGGATTATCGTCTACTGGCGGAGTGTTGTGCATCTTCGTAATGTCCAAAGTCTCAATGACAGCTGCACGGTACTCGTCATCCCAAATGGCATTGGTCTCCCGAGCAAGAGCAAGAGCCTGCATCAATCGCTGAGTTGCTTCAACCTCAATCTTCGGCCATGAAACCTCAATGCTGCTTGCACCCATCCAACTAAGAACTCGCTTGTAAAGGTTTGCCCAAGTGGCTTGACGTGCTTCCATGGCTTTCACAGTTGGCGCATCTAGCGTCTGTGCAGTTCCGTAAGCACCAGAGGTTCCGGGGTCGCTCATCAGGGCAACCACAGAGATTTCTAGAGCAGAGGCCACCATTGAAGCAAGCGGGCGACCAGTCGAAAGGTCTACGCTTCCGCTTCGTGGCAAAGAGGCAAGTTCCATGCCCTCGCCCATAATTGCGGTTGAACCGACTCCGGGCTGACCGTTTGTAACCGTAGTAGCAATAGAAGCGGCAGCTGCAGTTGCACCAGCCTTAGTCTTGGTGCGAAGCTGCCAAGCAAACATTGCCAGCGACTTCAAAAGTCTTGAGCCGTCTTTAAGGTACTCGTTGTAGGCGTGTGCCCATGGAAGCGCTGGCAAAGCGTCTGGAACGCCCCAAATGCGACCTGCCCTCATGTTCACACGGCTGTAGAACATAGTCTTGCTTGCATCTACGGGCTGATTCTGGATTGTGGAAGCAAAGCGACCACGAGGCTGATAGGTGTCTACTGGATACCAAACATCACGAGCTGCAGCGGTCTCTAACCCAGTTGGGAAGTTGACATCAGTGCGCTGCCAAGTCCTGCGGATGTAGCGGATGCGCTCAGAGTCGTCTGGGTCGGTGACTGCACCAGTAATCTCGTTGAACGGGATTCGCTGAAGCTCACGGGTGTTGTTATCGCCCAAGATAAAGAACTGACCATCGGTAAAGTGGCTGCGCTCGTTGATAAGCTGCGCATCTGCCGAGAATAGAACGTCTTGGTTCTGCTGGTTCTCAATGAGCCTGCGAACCCTAGGTGGCTGCTCTCCAAAGCTAACTCCACGACCAAAGACATAGCTGCAGCGCATTGCAGAGCCACGCTTGAGCAAAGAGTTGCCTTCGGTGACCTCACGAATCTTGTTTGCAGCGACTCGCAGCTCTGTGAGGGTAAAACCCTCTTGTCCGAAGTGTGTGCCGAGTGGATTCCAGCCATCATCGTCAAAAGCGATGATTGCTTGTGCCATAGAGGCGTAGGATTCCCTCAGAAGCTCATTCTCTTGAGTCATGGCTTCAAATTGCTTCAAAAAGTCTGAATTTGACACTAAAAGTCCTTAAAAATTAGATAAAAACAGTTTACCACACCCAATTTGAGTAAAATGGCTGGTCTTGGAAGGCAATTTCGGGGTCTAGAACCAGTTTGTCGCCCGGTTTTGCCCCATTCATGCCTTCATTAAATAGGTAATCGAGATTCACAGCAGCATAGACTGCGGAGTCAAGATGGTCAGGAGACTTAACACCTCTGGAGCGCATCTCGTCCTTAGACTCGATTTGCACCGAGCCTGTGGAGTGGAATTTGTACCTGAGCATCAACATTTCGTCCAAAAGCTGTTTGTCGTCTGGGTCAATGTCAATTTTGTTTTCAATCATCTGCTCCCGTAGGGAGTCGAAATTGTATGCACGAGCATTAAACCACCTTGTGCGGTCTGGAGACGCTGCAGAACCCATCATGGTAATGATTGTGTATTTACTAGCAGCCAAGACAACCAACTGGTCAATCACAGGGCCACCAAGACCTGCGCCGTCCACTCGCACCTGAGTTGCCCCGGTTTCAATCGCAGCTTGGTGAACTCGGTTTGCAGACTCCACAGAGGTCGCCTTGCTCCAGCTTGAATACTTTCTGAGCCTGCCACCTTGATTAATATAGATAACGCTGTCGTCGCCACCAAAGCGAGCGAGGTCAACGCCCAGTACGGTTTGAACCTCAGCGTCCTCGACGATGTCGGTGTCAATGCCTCTGTCAATCGCAGTCTGGCTAAAGAACGCAGTGTCGTCCTCATCGGGGAACTCGCCCAGTACCTTTGACTTAAAGCGGGCAGAGTCTTCGCCCCAAGCTATTTTTTGTCGGTTGACCCAAGTCGGCTGGATAAGTAGCGGTTGCACATCCTCTGGAACTTGTTCGCCAGTAAAATTAGGCGTATCGTAAGCCGAAATCTTAATCTTGTTCCAAGTTTCATCTTCACGAAAGATGCGATGAAACTCAGTTCCTCTACGGTCAGGGTTTCCGATGGCAAGAACCCTTGAGTCTGCAGACGTTGTAACTGCCTCTGCAGCAGTGTATAGGTCAGCAGGAATACCGCCTGCCTCGTCAAGAATAACAAAGACATAGCGACGGTGGATTCCTTGGAAAGCAGATACGATGTCGGTATCGGCTGGTCTGCGCCCAAATCCGAGAAGTGTTCCATATTCATCATCCAACTTCCATTCTTCGGATTGGTTGATGTGTCCCGGCAACATAAAGCCACGAGTTGCTGCAGCTTTATGGTTATCCTTTAGCTCTCTAAACAGAACCCTCGCAATCTGAGGGTAGGTCGGAGCTGAACAAATCAACGCAACCTCATATGGGTCGTGGGTGGCTACCCACCATGCGCCTAAGATGCCTGCAGTTGCAGACTTGCCCGCTCCATTGCAGCTCACAACGGCAGTGTGAGTGCTCTCTGCTACAGACCTTCCAATTTCGGCCTGCTTCGACCACATGTGCTTGCCCAAGACATCTGAGGCCCAAGCAACTGGGTCTGATAAGTATAGCGAATTTCTGGAGCGCTTCCGCAGTTCGCCTACGACTCCATCTATAACGCCGTCAATATTTGTCATTTGTCAGTCGAGTAAAACCCAGTACCATTAAACTTTGTCCACGGTGTCCCAAAGAGCTTTTTCATTCTGCCAGAGCACTTCCCACAAAAAACCTCAGGCTCTTCGTCCATCGGGTGGGACAGCTCCATCGTGTGCCCCTCTAGGCACTTGTATTCGTATAACGCCATCATTCTCGTTCACTCTCTAGCTCAGCCTTAGCCCGCACAAGGCCCTCAATCACCAGTTCATCTAATTCTTCTTTGGGCACTAGTGGATAGCGCTGTGCCAACTCTTTCTTGGCAAATCCGAGAGCTGCATCCATAGCCTTGAGCAAGACCTTCTCCTGATACTCGCTGAGCTTGATAATGTCAGTGTCTAGCTTCGTGCGCTCGCTATCTAGCCTTTTGCCAATCTCCTGCAGCACCTTCAACAGCAGTTTTGCAGAATCCTCGTCACGCATGGTAATCGCAGCATCTGACAGAGACTGCTTTAGCTCATTCAGCTCGTGCAAGAGCAGTTGACGGCGTTCCACCTCGTTCCAA